CTGGTCTCCGCTTTCAGCCGCAACGTCGGCCTGGACAACCTCAGGCCCCGCGCGTCCGTGCAGGTCAAGAAGTACACCACCGGCACCGCTGCCCAGACCAACCCTACTTCCTGGGAAACCAACAACGACAGCACGCTGGCCGCCACCGCGGTCACCGTGAACCAGATCTCGAAGAACTTCACGGTCACCCAGCAGGAGCTTAACCAGGGCTTCATGCTGTCCGACCTGGCTGCCGGTTCTGCCGACCTGTTTGCCTACGGCATCAGCGACGTGCTGACCGCCCTCATGGTCTCTGGCAACTACGGCGCCGCGACTGTTATCGGCACCGCGGCCAACTTCGACACCTCGGATCTGCCTGCGATCCTGGCTCTGGCCAAAAACTACCGCAGCAAGAACCTCATCCTGGACGGTGGCCACATCGCTCGCCTCCAGTTCTCCGCTGCGAGCAACACCTTCCCTGACAGCCGCCTGGAGCTGCTGGCGAACGGCCGGTTCGGCTTCGACGTGGTCGCCGAGAACAACCGCTGGACCTCTGCCGAGACCAACACCGCCGGCTTCGTCTGCGGCCCTGATGCCATCGCCATCGCCTCCGGCCTCCCGGTCGGCATGATCGCCGGTGAGTTCCTCGAGCAACGCGCCGTGACTACCGCCAACGGCCTGAGCTGCCTGCTCTCGGTCTGGTACAGCCGCGCCTCCCGCGCTCACATGGCGTCCTACGACATCATGTTTGGCGCCGCGGCCGCGGACACGACCCAGGCCGAAGTTCTGGTCACCGCTTAAGGTTACGCATGAGAATCGCCACAACCATCTCGGTGGACCGCAACGACAAGGCTAAGATTGTCGCCGGCCCCGAAGTCGATGCGTCACTCCAGCGCACCGCCTTCAACACCGCGACTATTCCTGAGGGAGGCAAGCTCATCCTGTGGATACAGGGAGCCCTGGCACCGAAGATCCGCAAAGGTTAAACAACCAAAACTGGGGAGGCTGTTGGATACGCTGACAGCCTCCCCTTTAACCGAAAAACAATTTTATGGCCGTTCAAGCAGACATTTCAACCGAGTACAGCATGGGCCGAGAAGGCTTTGAGCTGTTTACCACTACCGCAGCGCAGACCGGCGCGTGGTCTGGCTTGATTCCCACCGAGCCAACCGTCTTTACTTCCATCACCGGAAACCGTATCGCTGGCACTTGGACCTCCAAGACCATTCCTGCTGGCTTCCCGCTAGTGGGCAACATCACCGGCTTTCAAATCTCATCCGGTTCTGTTGTAGCGTTTAACGCCAGAGCCTAATGATATCACTCGGCATAGCACTGAATCGGTTGTTCTCCGGTCAAGCCGGTGGCACCGATGCGCCGGTGCTGCGTCGAGATGTTCTGCAAGAGGACGAGTTCTTTGTGCTGCAAGAAGACGGCACCGGAAAAATCGTCATCACCTTTGGCACTTTCGATTCTCTGTTGCGTGAAGACGCTGGTTTTCTGCAACAGGAAGACCTCTTTAAACTCGCAATCCAATCCAACTGACCTATGGCAGACTCTAAAATTACAGCACTAACGGCACTGACTGCTGCCGATCCAGTCAACGATATGTTTCCGGTGGTCGATGTCTCTGACACGACGATGGCGGCATCTGGTACGACTAAGAAGATCAGCGTAAACAACATCCTCTCATCCTCGCCGACTGCGAGTGGAGCATTGACTGTCACCGGACTCGTCACCGCTGGCTCCGCCACCATCACCGGCGATCTGACGGTGGACACCACGACGCTGGTGGTTGATGCGACGAACAATCGGGTTGGTGTTGGTACGGCGACACCGAATCGTAATCTGACTTTGTTCGCTGCCGCATCTCCCGTGTTGCAGCTTTGCGATTCTACAAGTGGAACAAATACAAACGACGGATTGCTGATTCAGCAAGTAGGATTGGATACATACATTGAAAATGCCGAAATTGGTTCAATGTTTTTTAGGACTTCACAAGTTAACCGCTATGTAATCGACGCTACCGGCATCTCCACATGGTCCGTAGCTGGCACCACCGCCATGACCCTCAACTCTACGGGGTTGGGGATTGGTGCGAGTCCCGGTGCGAAGCTGGACGTTACTTCTACAAACAATGCTTTCAACGCGATTCAAGCTCGATACAACTCGTCGAATCCTTTGATAGGTTTTGGCATTGCAAACTCAAACGGATACGCATATTTAGGTTTTAATACAAAATCTAAAACTACTTCAGATACTGCAACTTACGAAATTACAAATACCGCAACTCAGTTGCGGATGGATGCAGGACAGTTTCGATTTAATATAGCGGCTTCAGGAACTGCTGGTGCTGATATCACCTTCACCCAAGCAATGACCCTCGATGCGAGTGGAAATTTGCTGGTGGGGACGACGAGTCAACTTTATGGTGCTGCGTTTGCTCGTTTAAACGTGGATAGTGGCACTTCTGGTACTGCAACATTTAAAACCAGTGGTGGTTCCGCTCAAGCAACACTATACGCATTCAACGCCGCAACTACTGGTGATAATGCGTTTATAACTTTTGGAACAGAAGCTACATTTACAAGCAGAGGTAGTATTACATACAATCGAGCAGGTGGTCTTGTTGCTTACAACACAACCTCCGATTATCGCGCAAAAGACATCATTGGACCTGTTTCCAACAGCGGCTCACTGATTGATTCGCTGAAGGTCTATGTCGGCAAGATGAAAGGCGCGACGATTGAGCGTCCGATGTTGATTGCTCACGAAGCGCAAGAAGTTGCTCCTTACGCTGTCACCGGACTAAAGGACGAAGTCGATGCCGATGGCAAAGACAAGTACCAGCAAATGGATGTCTCTTCGTTTGTCCCGCTGTTGATTGCCGAAATCCAATCGCTCCGCACCCGCGTCCAAACCCTCGAAGCCCGCTAATTTATGACCATCCTCTGGATCATCGAACGCCTTCTCGTTAAGCCCATCGAAGGCAGCAATCCCGATGTCGTCATCACCGCCGATTGGCGATGCAACGGCACCAACGACACCTACAGCGGCACTTGCTACGGCTCATGCTCGTTTCAACCGCCGTCTGGTGAGTTCACGCCATATCCTGACCTGACGCAGGAACAAGTGCTTGGTTGGTGCTACGCCAATGGAGTCGATCAAGCGGCTATTGAGGCGAACGTCTCGTTGCAGATCGAGAATCAGATCAATCCTCCGATCATCGCTCCTCCGCTGCCGTGGGTGCCGGTGCCGCCTCCGGTTAAGGTTGCGGAGCCTGTGGTGGTTGCCGATACTTCCGCCGCATGATCAAGATCGAACTCAGCACCGAGCAGGTGAATAGCCTCCTCCAACTCATCGACATTGCCATCAAAGCCGGTGGCTATCAAAACGCTAAGGTTGGCGTTCCATTGGCCGACATCATCCTCGACGCAGCGAAGCCTAAATCCGAGTAATGGAACCAACGAACAGCAGCACCAGCCCTGGACTCAGCCTAGCAGCAGCGGCAGGTGCCACCGCTGTTTCGTTTATTCCACAGCTCACCGACTGGGTTCGCCTTATCACCGCGCTGATAGGCTTACTTTGCGCCTGTTACGCAGCGTTTCGATTATTCCGCTCTAAATGAAAAACACGAAAACAACTCTCGCTGGTGTTGGTGCCATTCTGGTCGCTGTTGGTGGGGCTCTTAAGGCCCTGTTCGACGGTGACCCGACAACCAACCTGGACCTGACTACCACTATCGCCGCGGTCACTGCTGGTATCGGCCTGATCTGGGCCAAGGATGCCAAGGAAGCCGAAGTAACTAAGCCGTGAATTGGATCTACCAGATCCTCAAGGCTCTGCTCGACTGGCTCCGCGAAACACCACCTACCGATGTGCAACATGGCAAAGCTCCCGAGGCCCTCAAGAGCGATCTGGATGGCCGCATTGCTGACCTGCCTGGGCTGCCAGATGACACGGGTGGTCCTGGTCCCTTCCGGTGATCCGGTGATGCTGGCCCAGCCGGTCAAGGCCAGCGTCTATGCTTTCGATGCGGACAAGAAGCTGGTCGGGCCTTCCCGGGTGACCCTCCCGGCCGGCTGGTACGTCCTACCCAAGAAATAATATGGCTCAACAAACGATCAACATCGGCACCATCGCCAACGACAACACCGGGGACACCCTCCGCGGCGCCGGCGAGAAGATAAACGACAACTTCGACGAGCTATATGCCGCCCTGCCGTTGGTCACACCGACGACCTGGGCGCCTACACTAACCGACTCCGGCGGTGGCCGCACCTTCGCCATCACCACCAACACCGCCCGACACACCACCATCGGATGTGTTAGTACCTTCACCGCGGACGTCACCGTCAACTCTGTGACCGGATCCGCCACAGGCAACCTCCGGCTGTCGCTGCCTGATGCCGTGACCTACGAGGCCGCCGCCGCGGTGTGGCTGACCAATGCCACCAACCAATCCAAGACCGCCATCATCGCCAGGCTAATCGCCGGCACCAGCTA